ATTGTTTCAATTGCAAACTATGTTGGAATTGTAAGTGTTACACCTGCCGCAATTCCAACAACTTTTAGCATTGAAAGAATACCGATCGCTTGTAATCTTTATTCTGAGAATACAGTGAGTGGTAGAAACATCAAGACTACAGAAGGTCTTGGCATTTACTTTGATGGTGCCAATAACATTACTGTTCGTCAGTCAAATAATAATGTATTCACCTATGCGAATGCTTATGTGACTTCGGGTGTAATGGGTCCAATCAAAACAAAATCAAATCTATTATCAGACTGGACTGCGGCAAATGGAAGTATTCAAACAACTGATGGTAGTTATTTAGTTGCTGTTTCTTCTGGCCAGAAAGATAATAGCCTGACTCAAACCATTCCTGTTTCAGTTGGCAAAAGATATATTCTATCTGGTAGTGCATACTATACAACAGATCAAAACTATTCATTACAATCAGAAGACAGAGATTCTGGACCATCAAGAATTGAAGTTGGTAGTAACTTTGGTGATAATGATTTTGGTGGTTACATTGCCACTACATCTGAAACTGCATTCTCGGTTGTTTTTGCTCCTACTTCAGATACAATTCATGTCTCTGCTGGCTTTGGTGATATCAATAATAGAATCTTTATCAAAGATTTTGATTTAAAAGAATACGTGCCTTTCCATACATATAATCAAGACGAAGGTTCCATATATATTAAATGGAATGCAGTCGTTGCCGGAAATACGGTACTCAGCTTAAACTCGAATAATGCAAACAATCGAGTTTACGTAGACGGGTCAAATAATATCTTCATAAATACTGTTAATTGTGGTCCACAACAAGTAACAAATAAAGTTGTTTTGAATTACAGTGCAAATGGAATTGTAGCAAGTCGTAATGGCAATGCAGTAGTATCGTCTATTGATACTTTTAATAAGTATATTGCCAATGCAGTTTTTGTTTCAGTTCCTCATGAATTTGCTTATATGTCAAATACCATCTCTAACACTATGTTGGTAGTCCTATCGAATGTCTAAAGATACACTTTATCTGTATAATAACCTGTCAGTAAAAGGTCTGGTAGCCAATGGCTTTATCGGATCAACTGGTCAGGCACTGCTTTCAAATGGGACGGGAGTTTACTGGGGATCTGGTGCTGGATTCACTGGATCGAAAGGTGATAAGGGCGAGTCCGGAGAGTTTGGAGGTGCTTCATTTTTCTATCAGTGGGATACAGATACTTTTGTTGAAAATATCGACGATGGGTTTGTGTTGCTGAACAACACCGACTTGACGCTAGCAACCGTTATGGGTATTTCAACCGTCGATAGAAACGACACAGATCTTTCTGCATTCATTCAAACAATCGATGATTCAACGTCTGATATTAAAGCCACGGTTAAGATTACCGAACAGGCTAATGTTGCAAACTTTATTATCTATAACGTTGTCGCAACTCACACCGACCACTTTAACCACTTTGACGTTCCTGTTTCATATGTGTCTGGCAGTCTAACCTCGCTAGCCAGTGGTTCAAACATTGCTGTTTCGTTTGTTGTAGTTGGTAACAGAGGGGACATTGGATTCACTGGTTCGCGAGGTGATACAGGATTTACGGGCTCACAGGGTGATATTGGATACACTGGTTCCCAAGGAGCAATGGGACCAATGGGTCCAACAGGTGCTCAAGGTGCTACTGGAGCTCAAGGAGCAATTGGATACACTGGTTCCCAAGGTGATATTGGATACACTGGATCTGCATCTACAGTTGCCGGTCCTCTTGGATATACTGGTAGCCAAGGAGATACAGGACCTCAAGGAGCAGGATTTACTGGTTCTCAAGGTATCACAGGTGCGCAAGGACCAATAGGTACTCAAGGACCGACTGGTCCACAGGGTGAAATTGGCCCACAAGGACCACAGGGTGCTACGGTTCAAGGACCAGTTGGTCCTATGGGACCTCCTGGTGCTACTGTTCAAGGTCCAGCAGGACCTCCAGGTGCTACGGTTCAAGGTCCAATCGGACCTATGGGTCCTCCTGGTGCTACTGTGCAAGGTCCGGCTGGTCCTCCGGGTGCTACTGTTCAAGGTCCAGCAGGACCTCCAGGTGCTACTGGTCCGATGGGTCCAGCCGGTCCTCCTGGTGCTACCGTTCAAGGTCCTGCTGGTCCTCCTGGTGCTACGGTTCAAGGTCCTGCTGGTCCTCCTGGTGCTACTGGTCCGATGGGTCCAACTGGCTTCACAGGTTCGGGCCCGAACTTCTTTACATCCATAGACGATAGAATTATCGAACCGACAGCTGTTAGTGCCGGCAGAGCAAACTTTGGCTTTACGGCATTCAATAATAATGGCGATGCTCCATATGCTGATTATTTCCATTTAAGAAGCTATACAGATTCATCTGGTGGTAATGACAATCTAGTATTGTTTAACAAAAGCGCGATTGGCATGCGTATCTACCAACAGACGTTTGGTAGTGGTACGGCATACTCATCTTATAGAGATGCTGTTCTTTCAAACAGTGACGGTGTATCTTCTGTATCCGGATCATTCCGTGCACCTATCTTCTACGATAGCAACGATACGACATATTATTTAGATCCACAAAGCAATCCTGTTACTCCTACTATTTCACTAAATATTAATGGTGATATTAAATCAAAAAGACTTGATAGCGCAAGTGGTGCAGGCTGGGACACTGAATTCTTTATCGGTGAAACTTCAAACTCTGAGGTTGATGGTGCGTTTCCAACTTATATTACAGGATACGGTCTCAATATCAGAAAGAATTCTGATGGTGCTTTCTTTGGTCTTGTAACATATGATGGCGGATCAAATTATCATTCTGTGATTGGCTGGGGTGATGACGCCGGTGAAGAACTACAATTTAGATTTAATAATGTTAACCAACTTAGACTGACTGGTGCCGGCTCTTTAATAGCAACTACCAGTATGCAAGCGCCTGTTTTCTATGATAGTGCTAATACCGCATTCTATATTGATGCAGCCAGCACATCTAACCTGCTTGGGTTAACTGTTACAAATACGATTACTGGTAGTATAACAGGAAACGCTGGAACAGCAACATCTGCTGATCAAATTGATGGAATAGGATTTAGAAACACCGGTTCGAATGCATCTACCAACGCAGATACCATAGAAAGCAATGGTATTACATATTATTCTGCAGGTGTACCTAACTTTACTGGAAATGCTACAGATGGTGCACTCTATTCACAAGCATATAGTGCTAACTGGCAACACCAGATTGCAGGTGATTATCGTTCTGGTCAAATTGCTTTACGAGGCAAAAACAATGGTACATGGCAATCATGGAGAACAGTATTAGATTCTAGCAATTATACCGGTTATTCACCATCTTTAACGGGTGCCGGTGCATCTGGTAACTGGGGTATTAACGTTACCGGTACTGCTGGATCGATTTCAGGATTTAACAATCCAACAACAGCACCTACTGGAAGTACTATTGCGTATCGTGATGCCGCTGGTGATATTGCGGCTCGTGAAATCATTTTAAGTTCGGGTCTTTCGGCTGAGACTCCTACAGTATTAACATCAATGTACCCAACAACCAATCAGTTGGTTCGTACAACACCTGCTGCTGTTGCAGTTGCTATTCGCGGTGCTGCGTCTGGTTCTTGGGGCATTAATATAACAGGCACTGCTTCATATTCAAATCATTTAACCCAAGGATTTAATAGCAACTGGAATACTGACTTTGCTGATGCGCCGGCTGGAAGTACAGTTCTTCGAGGAGATACAAGTTCTGGATCTGCAACTGGTGGACCAGGTGGTACTTGGTGGTTTCAGCAAAATATGCGCCATACAAATGCCAGTAATTTGTGGGGTGTTCAGGTTGCATGGGGTTGGGAAGATAATGCTAACCGTCTGAGAACAAGAAACGTTCAAAACGGTTCATATGGTTCGTGGGTAAGCTATTGGAATGACGCAAATGACGGCGCTGGTTCTGGTCTAGATGCTGACTTACTCGATGGTGTTCAAGGTACAAATTATTTCCGTTGTGATGGTACATATCCAAATACTGATATGAATACGACTGTCGAAGGATATTGGCATGTTATTGATTCTGCATCAAATCTTCCTGTTGCCAATTACGGACACAGATGGGATTGGGACCATCTTAACAATGGACAGTGGGTATTCCAGATGTACTCACCGACCGGTGGGGATCTAAATCTCTGGTTTAGACAAAAGAGAGATTATGTTGCAACAGCTTGGCAAAAAGTTTGGACTTCGCTAAACGATGGCGCCGGTTCTGGTCTAGATGCTGATTTACTTGATGGTTTTCAGGCATCGAATGGAGTCGGTGCAAATACAATTGTAACACGACAGGAAAATGGTTATACTTTCCTTAACTATATTAATAGTAATACCGGTGATAATGAAAATCCGACTATTGGGCAGTTCATTACTGTTAATAGTAGTCTTGATGGTTATTATAGAAAGTCTTCGGTTCAGCACGTATTGAATTCGTTTACATCTCTCAGCGCCACATGGACTGGTGTTCAATATTTCCAGTCTAACAAAAATACAACAGATACTGGGCAACAGCTACAAGCATATTCATCATCTGGTGGCGCAACTATGTCGTTTCACAGAGCTGGTGTATTTGCTGTTAATATGGGACTTGATTCAGACAACGTATTCAGAATTGGTGGTTGGTCAGCTTCAGCTAACCTACTTCAAATGGATATGTCTGGTAACCTGACGATGCTTAACAACATCACAGCATATTCAGATGCTCGTTTGAAAAAAGATATTGTCAAGATTGATAACGCTGTTGAAAAAGTAAGCAGATTAAACGGTTATACATATACACGTATAGATACTAATACAAGACAGATGGGTGTAATCGCTCAGGAAGTAATAGAAGTAATTCCTGAAGTTGTGCTTGGTTCAGAAGAAACTAACTACAGTGTAGCTTATGGCAACATGGTTGGTCTCTTAATTGAAGCAATTAAGGAACAACAAACACATATAAATAGACTAGAACAACAAATTAACTCACTCAAAGAGGATAAATAAAAATGGCACTTACTTATACTTGGAAGATTAAGAGTCTGAAGAAGCAGGACGATCCTTCTGCAGAACTTAATGACATCATCGTCCAAACATATTGGGAATGCACAGGAACTGACGAAGACGATAACTCAGGTACGTTCAACGGTGCAACTCCATTCGAACCAGATCAGGTTGACGCTGATAATTTTACCACATACGAAGATCTAACTGAAGCTCAGGTTCTTGGTTGGATTCAGGCTGTGGTAAATGGTAACCCTGGTTATAAGGCTCACATCGATGAGCAAATCCAAAAGCAGATTGATGCTATCGTTCGTCCGATGGTTGAAGTCAATGCAGATGCTCTACCTTGGGCACCTCCAGGTTCAAACACTGTACCAACTCCAACACCAGTATCTAATACTGTTTCATCTAACACAACCCCAACTGCCAATACATAATTCAAGGAGAATATATCATGGCTACTAATCCAGAACTCGATCCAATGCTTGCTGAAAACCAACAGGCTCAGGTTCAACAGGCACCTACTGTAACACTCACTGTAGACGTCAATGAATTGAATGTTATTATGGGTGGACTGCAGGAACTTCCACACCGCGTGGTCGATCCTATCCTGAAAAAACTCTTCCAGCAGGCTCAAGCACAGCTGGGCCAACCGCAAGGATAACCAATGCCAACCCCCGGATCTGGCGCCATTTCGATGAATGACATGAGAACGAACATCAATCGGGCTACCTCGAGTTCTATCTCTATGTCTGAGATGCGCACCAGGTACGGGGGTTCCGGCGCTATCTCTTTCAGCGATCTTCGTAATGCTGAAGGATTTACTATCGATCCAGTTCGCTATTACGCTGATGGTAAAATATCACAAAACACAGATGGTTGGGCTGATGGCATCACCAATTATGGGACTATTAGTCCAGATGAAAGCGCTGGAAGAATTCAATTTGCTGCTAATAGTTATTTGTTTAGTGTAGTACAGGATAATCTTTATGGGCCCGCTGGTACTACTTCACTGAGTCTAGCCGAAGACAATACGGTTATCCTCGCCAATAATGATGCAATTACTGCTGGCTTTAGAAGTACAAACATCTCGCGAGTTGTGCTTGCTAATACTTCGCAAAGTATAACAGAAGCAAACGCTTCTTTCAGTTACGTATCGGTATCCTATGATATGCCTACGTCTGGAACTATTCACTGTCTAGTCAAGTTCTAAGGAAACTTTTATGGAAGATGATATTAGAACTTGGGAAGCAGAAGATGAAACATCCCAGCCGTCTGAGGCTGTTATAATGCTTCAAACTATCAACCCTAATGTTCCAACGCCAGAAACCGAGGCAGAGGAAATCTAATGGCTTTCTTCTCTAATTACAATCCTGTAATCATTGGTGTATATGACAATGAGTTATACGTATCTCATTTTCGGCCAAATAATAACGGCAAAGTATTAGGCAGAGATTCACTTGAGAATGTCCACCACTCTGGTGGAGTTCCAGAAGATCATCCTACACTAACTAATGTTATTAAAAATACAAACGGCCACGTATTTTTAAATGGTTCATTCACATTCGAGTGGGAATGGCCAGAAGGCGATGTAACAGAACAAGAGATTGATGACTATCTTGATCTTATAGCTAACCTGCCTGTATCAACTCCATTTGTGGCTACTAAGGGCACAGATAAAGTTACATTGACTCTAGCTGACGCTAACTTCGAGATAGCCGACTGGATTGGGCAGCCAATGCCATGGCATCCTAAAGCTCCAGTTGCTAAGTTAACTGCCACTTCTGATGAATCAGAGTTTGTATGCGTATCGAGACTTAACGGATCATATGCGAATTACACATTCGAACAAAGAACAATTGAGCCTGGTGAAACACTTACACTTACAAGACCAGAGTGCGACACCTGTTATTTCATGTTTTCAAATCATGTTCTTAAAGGCACACAGGTTCTATTAAGTAAGAAGCTATATAAAGTTACTAGCGAATCATTAGAGATTACAAATAACCAGTCTGACAGAATCAGAATACTGAGGTATTACAAATGATTAGATATTTGAAAGCAATGAAGTTACTCAGAGAGTTTCAAAAGGCGCCGCCTCAAGACAAGCCAATGCGCAACGTCTATAAAGCAGAGCGTCTGTTTAATGAAACTGCATTTGATCGTAAGTTCAAAGAGTTTTGCAATACTGAGATTGCTCATCAGGTGTTCTCACAACCAAAAGAACTGATTGACGTTCAATGTGATAGAGAATATCTAGCTAGTTTGCCGGCTGGATCGCTAGGCCGCGAGTTCCTCGAGTTTATGGATGAAAACCTTGACTTCTATGCTGGTTATCTCTATGAAGGATACAAGAAAGAGTGGGAAGATCATCTTGATACAGAAGAGAAAAAGCGCTTCTCATCAAGAATGTTTGCCTGCCACGACTTCACTCACCTTGTGATTGGCTGGAACAGAATGATTCTTGGTGAAGCGCATGCTGCTGCTTTCCACTCGGTTCGTGAACAGAACGATAGCAATTCATTTAAGGCTCTTATCAAGGTTGGTTATCTAAAGGTACTGAGAACAACAAAGAATCTCAAGACGACTCTCATGTTCAAGAAGTCGATTGATGAAGCAAGAGAAGTTGGAAAGAAGATTCCTTGGTTGCCAACAGTTGATTGGGAATCAATGATGGCATGGCCACTTGAAGATGTCAGAAAACATCTAAATATATCTGAACAGGATATTGAAAACTATAGAGAGATCCAGCAAAGATATAGAACTGAACACGTGGATTTATTTAAAGCGGAATATGATGATGTTGCGAAAAAACAATATGAAGTCTGTGTTGGTCCAAATGCTAAAGAACTCCAAAGCGTGGCTGCTACACAAATTTAATTATTTAAAAACCAAAAGATGGTTTCAAATATTTGTCGGGTTTGTTATTATACGTTGGATATTTAGAATTGTTGTTGGTCTTTATTTGTTATATCTTATGATTCCGGCCTAAAAGATAAGTATCCGGTTTAAATAAATAAACAAAAACAGGATGTCGAGATGGCTACACCAACAACTAAAGCTGAGTTCAAAGAGTATTGCTTACGTAAACTAGGCAAGCCAGTGATTGAGATTAACGTTGATGATGATCAGGTAGATGATCGTATTGACGAAGCAATTCGCTACTGGTATGATTATCACTTTGATGGTTCGGATAGAATCTATTACAAGCATCAAGTGACTGCTGACGATAAAGCCAATAAGTACATCACTCTTCCAGAGAATATCATTGGCGCAGTTCGAGTTTTCCAAATTGGCGATCCATCGATTCGTGCCGACGACCTTTTCAATATCCGTTATCAGATCGCTCTGAACGACCTCTATACATTGACAAACGTTTCGCTAGTTCCTTACTATATGGTAATGGAACATCTTGCACTTGTGACAGAACTTCTTGTTGGCCAACAACCAATTCGTTACCAACGTCATAAAGACAGACTCCATGTCGATATGGACTGGAATACAGTTCCACCGGGCACATTCTTACTTGTCGAAGCATATGAAGTAGTTGATCCAAACACATGGACAGACGCATGGAATGATCGTTGGCTTCAGAACTATGCAACTGCACAGATCAAGAGACAGTGGGGTTCTAACCTGACTAAGTTTACTGGTATGTCTTTACCAGGTGGTGTACAGTTCAATGGCGAAAAGATCTATGACGACGCTACGGAAGAATTAAGAAGAATGGAAGACGAGATGATCTCATCGTATTCTCTTCCAGTTCTTGATATGATCGGATAAGATCTTGACAACCAATTTCTATTTCAATAACTTTACAAATAGCCAAGAACAGATTTTGATTGAAGATCTCGTACTCGAGTCTATCAAAATCTATGGCCATGACATGTACTATTGTCCTAGAACATTGGTAGCCAAAGATGATATCTATGGTGAAGATACAATTTCAGAATACAAGACTGCTTATTACATCGATCTTTACATTCGTAACTTTGATAGCTACGAAGGTGATGGTAACTTCTTATCTAAGTTTAATCTAGAAATTCGTGATCAGATGACTCTCACAGTCTCTGTTCGTAACTTCATGAATGAAATTGGTAATATTGAAATGATCGATCGTCCACAAGAAGGCGATCTCATTTATATTCCAATGCTCGATCGTTTGCTTGTTATCAAGTATGTAAACAAGAATCCAGTATTCTATCAAATGGGTGCAATCCAGATGTATGATCTGGTTTGTGAAATGTTTGAATACAGCTCAGAAAGATTCAATACTGGTATTGATGCAATTGATAGTATTGAAACTAATCTTTCACTTGATGCATCAGAGTATGCTATTCTAACTCAAGATAACTTTATTATTACCAGCCAAGATGGATATCAAATTGTTCAAGGTGGTTATAACTTTGAAGAACAAGCAAGAGATCCTTTTGAAGATAATACAGAGTTTGAAACTGAAGGTGATAGCATTCTAGACTGGACTCAAATCGATCCATTTAGTGAAGGGAACGCATAATGTTCGGTCGTACATGGCATCACGATACACTTAGAAAATATGTAATTCTATTCGGAACTATCTTTAATGATATCTGGATTACAAGAGATAGTGCTTCAGGCGAATCAATTCAGACTCTCAAAGTTCCACTTTCTTATGGACCGAAAGAAAAGTTCCTGGCAAGACTTGAAGGTAACCCAACACTAGAGAATAAAGTTGGTGTAGTACTTCCACGTATTTCTTTCGAGATGACGTCATTTACATATGACCCTGATAGAAAACTGAATACACTTAATCGAATCTATAAGCAGCCAACAAATAATGGCACTGATGATCGCATCTCTTATCAGTATATGCCAGTGCCATATAACATTACATTCCAAATGTCAATCATGGTAAAGAATGCTGAAGACGGCACAAGAATTGTCGAACAAATTCTTCCATACTTTACTCCAGACTGGACTGCTACAGTAAATCTAGTACCAGAAATTGGAGCAACATTCGACATTCCAATTATTCTAAATGATGTAAACGTATCAGATAGTTATGAAGGCAGCTTTGAAGAAAGAAGAGCTATCATCTGGGATCTGACATTTACATTGAAAGGATATATCTTTGGTCCGAGCAAGAAGACTGGTCTTGTTAAGTTTGCTACAGCCAATATGCGTCTTACCGATTCACCAACAACTGCAAATGCTTCAACAACAGCAAATACAGTAATCGTAACAGCCAAGCCAGGACTTACTGTTGGTGGCTTACCAACAAGTAATTCTGCCGCGTCTATTGATTATCTTGAAATTAAATCGACAGATAACTATGGATTTATTAATGACTTTGAAGAGAATATCTAATGAGTAATGACATTACAAATACTGGCAGAGGAAGTCTTCCTGCTGTCATTGAAAGAAAAGCAATTCCACAAGTTGAAGCGGATTTTGATTACGCTCGTGAAAACATGATGGAAGTAATTAACAAGGGA